ATGAAGCGTGAGAACATCGCTGACCGTGGCATCTGGACCGCGAAGAAGCGATACATTCTCAACGTTCATAACAGCGAAGGGGTTCAGTACAAAGAACCCAAGATGAAAATTATGGGTCTGGAGACTGCTCGCAGCTCTGTCCCTCAGTTCTTCAGAGATCGTCTGAAGAAAGCTTACCGATTGATTATGTCATCGGACAATGATACTGTCATTGACTTCATTGCTAAGTGCAAGAAAGAGACAAGGAAAGCTGACATTGCCGAGATTGCTTTCCCTCGTGGGTGCAACGGTGTAATTAAGTATGGCAATCCTATGAAGGGTGAGATTTACCATCGTCCTTGCCCCATTCACGTGCGTGGATCTTTGCTTTACAATCACTATATCAAGAAGTACGGTATCGAAAACAAACACGCACGTATTCAGGAAGGTGAAAAGATTAAATTCATCTATCTGAAAGAACCAAACCCCATTCAGGAGAACGTTATCAGCTTCTTCCAAGAGTTGCCTGAGGAGTTTGGACTCGAACAGTATATTGATTACGATAAGCAGTTCGAGAAAGCGTTCTACGAACCGTTGAAAACCGTGCTAGAATGCATTGGTTGGAAACCAGAACGCACTGGTAGTCTTTTGGAGTTCTTTTAATGTCATTTTTGAATAGCGTTATCAAGGAGATTGGTAATGAATATGCCAGCGTGGTTTCTGACGGAGTTACTGCTGGTGACCTTGCAGGTTGGGTTGACACTGGGTCTTATATTTTTAATGCCTTGGTGTCTGGTTCGATTTACGGAGGTATTCCTTCCAATAAGGTTACTGCCTTGGCAGGAGAATCAAGCACGGGCAAGACTTTCTTTGCTCTTTCTATTGTTCGTCATTTCCTTGAGTCTAATCCTGAAGGTAATGTCATTTACTTTGAGTCTGAATCTGCTATCTCCAAGGATATGATGGCGGAGCGAGGTATCGACATCAGCCGTGTTGGTTTGGTTCCTGTCGTAACAGTTCAGGAATTCCGCACACAAGCTATGAAGATTGTCAGCGAATACGAGAAAATCAAGGAAGCTGACAGACCTCCGTTGTTTATGGTCCTAGATAGTTTGGGTAACCTATCCACCTCTAAGGAGATGGAAGACTCCGCAGCAGGAAAAGACACCCGTGATATGACCCGTGCGCAGGTCATTAAGTCGATCTTCAGGGTGCTGACTCTTAATCTCGGTCGAGCGAATATACCACTGCTGGTTACCAACCACACCTATGAGGTTGTGGGTGCTTATGTTCCTACTAAGGAGATGGGCGGTGGAACAGGTCTCAAGTACGCTGCTTCTAACATTATTTTCCTATCGAAGGCGAAGGAGAAAGACGGTACCGAAGTTATTGGCAATATCATTACTGCCACGAATCGTAAATCTCGGTTTACCAAAGAAAACAGCAAAGTAAAAACACGACTCTTCTATGACGAACGAGGTCTTGACCGTTACTTTGGACTACTGGAGCTGGGTGAACAGTACGGAGTCTTTGAGCGGGTCGGCAACCGTTATAAGGTTGGTGATAAGTCTGTTTATCCTAAACAGATTCTTGCAGATCCTGAAAAATATTTCACCGACGAGGTGATGCAAGCTCTGGACGAAGCAGCAGCGAAGGAGTTTAAGTACGGTGAATGAACGCATTGAGCAGACGATCTTACGAAATCTCTTCAGAGATGAAGATTACTTTCGTAAGGTCCTGCCTTTTTTAAAATCCGAATACTATGAAGAACTTAATGAAAAGATCATTTACGAAGAGATCAGAAAATTCGCTGATAAGTATGACCGTCTCCCGACCGAGGAGGTTGTTCTTATTGAAATCGAACGACGGGATGACATTTCTGATCAGACGTTTGGTGAAGTCCGAAGTATCTGTAAGTCTTTCGCGGATGTAGAAGAAGATCCGACAAAAGACTGGTTGTTAGATGCCACTGAAAAGTGGTGTAAAGATCGTGCCATTTACCTGGCACTGATGGAATCTATTAAGCTTGCTGAAGGCAAGGACGAGAAGAAGTCCAGAGATGCTATCCCTGATATCCTGAAGGAAGCACTCTCTGTCTCATTTGATGACCACATTGGTCACGATTATCTTGAGGATTACTCTGAACGATTTGACTTCTACACCAAAGATGAAGCTAGGATGCCATTTGACTTGGAGTACTTCAATAAGATCACCAAGGGTGGACTAGTCAATAAGTCTCTTAACGTTGCTCTAGCGGGCACAGGCGTCGGTAAGAGTCTGTTTATGTGCCACCAGGCAGCTTCGTGTCTGTCGCAAGGCAAGAACGTTCTGTACATCACCCTAGAGATGTCTGAGGAGAAGATTGCAGAACGTATTGACGCCAACCTCCTCAACATCAATATCAAAGATATCCCTGAGATTCCTAGGATGATCTTTGAAACAAAGGTTGCCGATCTGGCACGTAAAACTGAGGGTAAGTTCATCATCAAAGAGTATCCTACAGCTTCTGCTCACGTAGGACACTTCCGTTCACTGCTTAGTGAATTGGCATTGAAGAAGAACTTCAAACCTGACATCATTTTCATTGACTATCTGAACATCTGTGCATCGAATCGGTATAAGGGGGCTATTGTCAACTCCTACACGTACGTTAAGGCGATTGCGGAGGAACTTCGTGGTCTCGCTGTTGAGTTTGATGTACCAATTGTCTCTGCTACTCAAACTACTCGTTCTGGTTTTGGGAGTACTGACGTTGACCTTACCGACACTAGTGAAAGTTTTGGTCTACCCGCTACTGCAGATCTTATGTTTGCTCTTATTAGTACTGAGGAGCTTGAAGCGCAGAATCAAATTATGGTCAAGCAGCTCAAGAACAGATACAATGACCCAACCATCTTCAAACGATTTACCATCGGTATTGACAGAGCGAAGATGAAGCTGTATGATGTAGAGCAGTCCTCGGACGCTGAATCCGTTGCCACTGCACAACAGGTTAATTTCCAACCTGACTTTTCTAAAGAATCCCAATCTAAATTCGCTGATTTTGTAGTATGACCACTGAACTTGAAAACAAGCAGGTTGACTTTGATAAGTATGCTGCTTTTGTTAATGAAGTTACTAGCTTCCCCTCTAAGTCTGATGATGAATTCGTTCGACGTATTCAAGCACTGCAAGAACAAGAAGTGCCTATCAGTCGTTTGCTGACTGCAGCTGTTGGTATTACCGCTGAAGGTGGTGAGTTCACTGAGATCGTGAAGAAGATTGCTTTCCAAGGTAAAGAACTTACCAATGATTCTAAGCTGCATATGGTGAAGGAACTTGGTGATGTGATGTGGTATATCACTCAAGCTTGTCTTGCTCTGAACGTGTCACTTGATCACATTCTGGCGCAGAATATGGTCAAACTTCTCTCTCGTTATCCTGAAGGTGCATTTGACATCTATCGTTCCGAGAATCGTAAAGATGGTGACATCTGATGATTGAACTTGATCTCACCCCTGAAACGGCAGTGTCTGTTCTGCAGGCACTGATCCAAGAAGAAAAAGGTTTCACTAAGGATGACAAAACTTGTCCGCTGCGTATCAAAAAAATTCGTGAAGTGATCCTTCAGATTGATCAAAAGCTTGATACTTATTACGAGGAACAAAAATGAGAGACGCTATCGTCCTAGGTGCACTCCTAGGTGCCATTCACGGACTTGTAGCACCAGCAATGTCCGAACCCACCAAAGGGTATTACACGATGGATGCTATGGGTTGTATGCTACTTAAGGAGTGCACCAAGGATGTTGATCGTATCTACAGTTCTGGTGATCTTCGTGCAGCATTCCCTGATTCTGATTGGGATCCAGTAGCTGATGAGTTTGATAAGATTATGCTCTCCTTCGAGCAGATTGGAGTTGACGTTCATCTTGCTGACGAAAAGTACTTTCCTGTAGGACATCGCGGTGTTTATCATACTGTTAGCAATCATTTTTATCTCAACAAGACTTACGTCCATCGCCCACATATCCTGATGAGTGTTGTCCGCCACGAAGGTTGGCACGCTGCACAAGATTGTATGGCAGGTAGCATCAAAAATAATATGATTGCTATCATCAAACCAGAGGAAGATGTTCCTATGATCTGGCAAGAGATGGTCAAGCGTACATACCCTCCTCACGCACAACCTTGGGAAGCAGAAGCAACCTGGGCAGGCAAGACACAGGGTATGACGCAAGCAGCTCTTGAATCCTGTTCTCGTGGCAAGATGTGGACGGATTACGAACCGACCCCGTTGACCCGACAATGGCTTGAAGAGAACGGTCATCTCTGATATACTAAAGACCTTCCGATAAATACATCGGAGGGTCTTTTTTTATGGCATACAACGTCATCCCCAAGGACTACAAGGAGCTCAGCGCTGCCGTGTCCCATATGAATGAGCAGTCTGCCATTGAGGCAACACGACTGTGGAATTATTTGGTGACACAACACGGTGAGTTGATGCAGGATCCGCTTGCGCTTGCCAAAGATAAGAAGAATGATGTAAAGATTGCGAGAGCACTGAAAGATGAGATAGCACTCGCTGATATCAAACGAAAGCTTAAGTTAACTACTCTCAGACCGACCTGGGGCGACGGTAGCAGAGGTAACCGTGGTGCTGCAAACACAGGTAATTTGTTTGAGGGGCAGTTAGAGAATGGTTTGAATGATTGGATTGAAACTGGCGACTACTCCAGAAATCAATACAAAGATTTTATCAAAGAGTTGATTGACACGTATCATCTAGAGGATTGTTCTTACGTGTTGGTCAACGAAGGTCCAGATAATAAAAAGAGACCTCTTGTACTTGAGGCAGGTGGGTGGAAAGTTGGTGAAGCTACTGCAACAAACTACAATATTGGACACATTGTTACTGACCTTACACTCCATACTAAATGTAAAGGTAAACCAGACGGCGTTATCTATTTGTCACTGAAGAAAGGTGGCACGACAACAATGTCCAACTTGGGTATGAAAAAGATTTTTCCTAAGGATGAACTGGCAGCTGGTGAGATTAAAAATAATGTTGGACTGAAAGTTATAGAAACTTTTGGTCTTGATAATCAAAGAGTCTGTAGAATTTTTAATGAAGCTTTAGCGGGCAAGGTGGAGAGTGGTGGTAATGTTTCTAACCCTAGATTCAACAGGTCATTGCTGCAGAGTATGATCCGAGGATCTATCGGGTATGGATATCATTACACGCACTTGCAAAGAGGTGGGAAGATCAAAAGCTTCCCGATGACACAGGCGAAGTGTGATGCATCTACCAACATTACTAATGTCACCGTCCACTACGGTGGTAAAACTGGCACTGGTCAGCGTATTGACATCACTGTCAAGACACCTGTTATGGAGTTGAAATTTAATATCCGTGATACATCTGGTAGTAGTCTACCTTGGCCAGATAAATTGCAATCGGCGTACAAGTTTAATGATGAAGTGTTGTTCAGCACATCAGAAGAAGGTTACGACGACTAATGGCAAACGTAAAACAGCTCAAACACTTAGAGCACCTGGAAGATGAGATGCTGAACTACGGCGTCGATGGGTGTATGGCGTCAGTTTCTTTCTTAGAAGAACTGTTGGCAATGTTCGGCAAGAAAGCTAAGTCAACGGGATTTATGCAGACGAAATGGGACGGTGCTCCATCTATTATCTGCGGTACAAACCCTCAAAATGATATGTTTTTTGTGGGTACTAAGTCTGTGTTTGCTAAGACACCCAAAGCTTGTTATAGCGATGTGGATGTTGATATGTATTACGAGGGTGACCTGGCAGAGAAATTAAAATTCTCTCTCAAATACTTCAGTAAGCTGAATATCAAAGGCATTGTGCAGGGTGACCTGTTGTATACCAGCAGCACTCTCAATAAAGAGAATGTAGATGGCGAAGATCTATATGTCTTCCGTCCTAATACCATCACCTATGGTATTCCTATTGATCATCCTATTGGTAGAGCAGCAAAGGCATCGAAGATTGGCGTAGTTTTCCACACTCACTACACTGGTGATGACTTCCAGTCAATGCAAGCTCGTGCTGGCGCTCCTATCAATACCTTTGTCAAGTCATCAGACGTTCTGGTGGTCTCCAATGACACTCCTGTGCAGAGTGTGACGTTGACTGATGGAGAAATTAATAAATTTCACAGTCATATTAAAAAGATTGAAAGGATGTGTAATATCTGTGGAAAATTTCTTGATACGATTGTTGAAAGTACAGGTACTACAGGCGATAAAAAGTTTCACGTTGCTTCTTATCTAAAACAATACTTCAATAATGAAATTCGTGAGGGTAGAGAGATTAGTAATGTCAGAAATGCTCTTGATAATCTGATTATCTTCTATCACGAGAAGATGAAGAAGGAGCTGGCAAAGATCAAGACACAAGCAAACTTAACTAAGAAACGTCAGCTTGTGTATGAGAGTGAACAGTTCCTTAGTGAGCACGAAAGAGAGTTCAAAGCTATGCTTGCTCTTTATAAAGAGATGCAGATTGCTAAGAAATTTATTATAGATAAACTAGATCATCTCGAACAGTTCAGAACGTTTGTTCAAACTGACAAAGGGTACAAGGTTACCACACCAGAAGGATACGTTCTGCACCAGAACGGTGATATGATTAAGCTGGTCAACCGAATCGAATTTGCATACAATAATTTCACCATCCAGAAGCAATGGCGGTAGACCATATTTACAAATGTTGTTACTTCACCTTCGGTAGGTTTCAACCTCCTACTATAGGACACCAAGAAAACATTCAAGGAGTCAAAAATGCCGCTGGTAATTGCGATTGGCGTGTGTATACCTCTCGTTCTCACGATAGCAAAGGTAAAAACCCACTACGCCCAGAAAATA